GATGAATCTCCGTCGACCTGCAGCGATAGCCGGGTCACATTGTTGCTTTTCTGCCCTAACTGGGCAAGTTGAGAGGGCCAGACGCGCCAGGCGCGGCCACCCGGCAGTCTGAAACCGATCTGTTTTCGACTGGCGAATACGGTCTGGTAAGACAGGCCCAGCCGCTTCGCCGCGTCCCGCAGGGAGATGGCGATTTCCTCGCTCATTCTCGCCCCCACCCATCGAAAAGGTTCTCCAGGCCGGCTCGTGCTACACGGGCGGCTACCGGATCCCGATGGGCCGGATACCGACTTGCTCGCGGGCTGTGAGCATTGCGCGGAGACGATGCCGGGATGTCGCTACCTTGGGGAGGGCTTGCCGCCGCCACGATGCGCCGAGCATCGTCCATGGCGGCGTTCCAACCGCGAACGTACACGCGTATCTCGGCATCCACATGCTTCGGCAGTAGCAGGCTCCAAACGATGTCCTCCTGTTTCGTGACCTGGTTGCACTTGACGTGAGCTCCGCAGCCCGGCCATTGGCGCTCAAGCTCCTGGATCAGAAGTGCGCGGCGCCGTTGGTTGAGAATTTCGATGATGGTGATCATGTCGTTCTCTCCATGACGGCACGCCCGGCGGTATTCACCAGCGCGCGCGCTGCCAAGGCGCTGGCCTTCAATTGGGGATCGGCCGAGGCCTCCAGGATGCACGCGGTGATTTCCAGTGCGCTCGCCAGGGTGGCGCAGCGCTCGCGCAGAGCCGCAGCCTGCCCTTTGATCTCGGACAGTTCTGCCGTAGCCTTGTCGTAGAGCCGGATGTACTGGTTGCGGGCGCGCTTCGCCGCTTCCAGTTGTGCTGTGAGGGGGCGGAAGTGGCTCATTGTGCTCCCTCCGCCCTGACGCGCAGCCCCAGCGCTTTTTTCAGGCTGTACCAGTGCTTATGGTCTTCGGCAATGTGCTGGGCGAGCGCCAGCAACGTCGTTGCGTTGGGCGTCATCTCTTGAACTTCGCCCATGTCGTTCAGGACGGACAGCAACGCGCGCAGCCGTTCCTTTTGCTCTTCCATGCACTCGATGGCCAGACTGGCCCCGGTCATGTCAAAGGATGGCGTACTTGGAGCTTTGCTCATCGCGCCACCTCATCGGCTTTGGCGGTAAGGGGGCGGAAAAGGTCCGCCCATTCTTGCGTCTGCTCCGCCACTTCCCCGGAAATGTGGATACCGATCTCGGCCATGCCGAGCGTGTTCAACATGTCGTCAAGGCCGGACTGCCGGGCATGAGCGATGACGTGGAATAGGGAACCTGTGCGGCGCAGCGCTTCGGCAGCACGGTCAAGGGCCTCGCAGGCCTCTTTGATGGTCAAGGGACGTGAGGTCATGCCATACCTCCGTCGACAAGAGCTGTTTCGCACTCGAGGTCCACGGGGGCGGCGCGTAGTGGCCTAAGAGTCGCGTCCGCGCAGGCCAGGAGTTGAGTAACGACCGGCTGACCATCCCGGTATGTGACGTCTGGCACGCCGTGGAAATCCACTACCCAGTCACGCCTGCGGACCTCAGCAAGATCATCAGGATGTGAGAGAGCTGCAGCCGCCGCGCTTGAGGTGCTGCAAACAATCACGCCAATGCGGCCGAGGTGCGAGGGGTTCTTGCTTCGAACGAGCATGACCAGGTCGCCTACCTGGCAACGCCGGGTATTAGAGGAGCGGATCATGCAACACCTCCGGCTTTCAGCCCGTCGAGGGCTTCATCGACCTCTTCCAAATGATAGCCAAGCAGATCCCGCGCAGCATCGACGAGAATGTCGAGGTCTGCGATGTCATTGATGGGGAGCTTGTCAGCCGCATCCAGGACCGCCAGAGTATGGAGCAGCCCCTTTCGTGCCTGGTTCAGCGCCGTAAGTTCTTTGGGAGTAGTCATGCCGCACCTCCCTTACCCAGCAGGCGGCCTGTCACGATGCCGTGCAATTCGGCAAAGCGGCTCGTGTACCAATGCGGCTGCGTCTCCCGCGGCGATGCCGGGTTCGTCAGGTTCTTGCCGTACGCTAGGCCTCTGTCGGTGATCGCCCAGAAGTGCTTCGTCTTGGTGGGCGTTGCGCGGCTAGCGCGAGTACGCTCTTCGATCATGCCTGCGTCACGGAGCAGGGCGTTGTACACGGCGACGTTCGTCGTGATGCCGTGCTCCTTGAGCAAGGCGGTCAGGGATGCGGTGGGCATGCTGCTACCTGTGGTGGCGTCCGCTGCAACGTCCACCACGTAGTCCGGTAGAAATGACGTGCCCAGACGATGGCTTTTGGCAATGTGCTGGAGCATGGCAACCTGCGACGACGGCGACGGGCGCAGCAGGCGCGTATAGCATTCCATGATTGCCAGCTCGCCCACTAGCTTGGCGCCAACTTCTGGCATGTGAGCAACGCTGTTCATCTTCTGGCGGAAGTATCCGTTCACCAGATCGCGCTGAACCTTCCAGGCCAAGTCATCGGTGAAGCTTTTGACGAGCATCAGGTAGCCGGACTCGGTCAAGACGATGCCTTTCGGGGTTCTGGGCGGGAACACGTTCCCAAGCGACTGCGTACGAATTTCGTCCGCAGTCAACTCGAGGTAGTCGTCCGTCTCAATGAAGCGTGCACGATGCTCGTTGAAGCTGCGGCGCGCGGTGCCTTCGGGACGCTGATGCACACGGTCAATCATGGCGAGGGTGACGACGCGAACGCCTTGGACCTCGACCACCGGGATTTCCGTGCCGTGGATGTGGATGAGGTGGCTCATTGCGACACCTCCTCAGCGAGAGCGGCGATTTCGCGCGCCAGATCTTTGGCCTGGTGGACGTAGGCGTCTTGGAGCAAATCACTCAGGGTTTGAAAGCTCTGGCGTTCGAGACCCATGAATTGAAGAAGTGCGTGGAGAGACTGCGCCTTGATGACAATGGCGTTCAAGCCCTCGGCGGCGGGCGGGTATTCTCCTGTTGGTGTCGCATGTACTGGTGCGCTAATATTGCTCGGGACCATCGAGCTGGTCTTCTGGGGCATGGCGTGACTCCTGTGCCTTAGGTTTTTGGTGGCGACTGTGTCGCCGCTTGCTTGCATGGCCCCTTCCTGGCTGCAATCCAGGTTGGGGCCAAACTTTTGAGGATGGCTGGTGCTGATGAAAGTTAGGCGCATCTTACGTTTCGATTTTTAAAACGTCAATTGCGTCTTACAATTTGAGCGGCAACGGTGCTGTGCTTGTGGCTTTTTGCGTATAGCCCAGGGTTTAGCGCCCCACCTTGTTGGCAGCCTGCCAGACGACAGGATCAGCCAGCCATGCGCGCACGTCGTCGACCGGCCACGTGCTGACACGCGGCTACAACTTGACGGGCTTGGGGAAACGGCCTTGCGCAGTCCAGGCCCAGATGGTGGACTTAGCTACGCCGCATACTGCCGACGCGACAGGCAGGCGCACATAACCCGTGGCGGGCAGTGCGGCGGTGTAGGTTTCTGTGGTGTGTACCGGCTTGGCGGACGGGGTAGTACGACCCGGTTTGATGGTGGCGGCTTGCATCGCTGCTGCGCTCCTGTGAAGTGATTACAGGTGCAGTCTGGCGATAAGGAGATCGTCCTGGGCCTAATTCGGGTTTGGCAAAACCTAATTCGGGTACTGCTCTATGATTTTTCAGGTTTTTTTGGAAGATATTCCGCCGCCTCGTGTAGCCGCTTGCGTATTGTGTCTTCTTTCACATCATCTATGCCTACGGCCTGGAAATCTCGCAGTAATTCGGAAACCGTGCCCGTCCTTTTCTCGCCTGTATAGGACTTGTAGTTCGCCGCTGTGAGTCCTGCGATGATCTTTAGGAGGGTGTTTTTCTCCCTTGTAGAAAGTTGATCATCTTCTTTCGCTTTTGGGGAGGAAATCAATGATTGCTCGAGGTCGCGCAATGCCGCGGTTCGGACCGTGAGCTCAATATCTTCCGACAGGCAGTCGTCATAGGATTCAATCTGCCAGAGATCGCCGCTTTCTTCCTGAATGATCAACCTACCTGTATCGTATTGGGCAGATTCCGAAGGCCTGCTCAATTCGTCCAGACACTGCAATAGGAATACCCGTGAATAGCGGTTAGCGGGCAAGTCCACTATTTCACGTCCCGGCTGGTCTCGTGCGTAGGCAATCGGCCACGTTCCCAATTGGAGCATCTCTCCATCCCCGCAAAATTCGGGCAGATGTAGCACTTCGCCGGCAACCGGCTCTAGCCTAGTAAAGACGGATTGTCCCGTGATCGCCCCTTCAGGCAGACGGTATTCAACTTCTTCGTATTCAATCTCGTCGGCCGACTTTTTGTACAAACGGTGGGCGTATAGGTGGCTTGACAGCAGGCGAATCGATAGCCGTAGATGACCGTCCAGGGCCAATTGGATTACGTCGACCTCGGTGACGTGCTCACCAAATGAGACGGATAGGTACTTAGCAGCGTCGGCCAGCGTCACCCATTGCTTCAAGGTAAACAGCTTGCTCATGCTTTCTTCCTAGTCGCTAAGGCATCCGGAATCTGACCTAAGACCTTTCTCACCGTGTCATCCGAAACTGGCGCTCCGATATCGTCTGTTCGTTGCACGACATTGGCGGTCGCGCCTCGCTCATTAAGATCGATTTCAGAATACTTACAGAGGGCGGCGATGATGATTAGTAGAGTATTGCGCTCGGTCGTCGCCAATTGTGAGGCGTTCCTTTTTAAGGCTTCCAACTCCTTGATTGCAGGTGCGGCCTGTTCCTTCCATGCTGCTTCAGCTTTTTCAATTCGTGCTTTCAGAGCGTCGCGCTCAGCCTGTAGCGCCCGAAAGCTGTCCGCATTGATGGCCGCATGAGTCGTGCGCTCGATTTCATCAAATAGGAATGCGGGCTTCTGCCCCGGATAGAAGCTCTCCATCCAAAATTTCAGATCCGAGTGTCGGATCGTGATGCGATGCTTAGCCACTTGATCGCCCGCGCTAACCGTTCTCCCATCGCGCCCATATGGAAGCTCGTTATTTAAAGTGGCTTCCAATATCCGCTCTGCGTTTGCACGCAGGCAGGGCCATCGAGGGAACATTGCCGGACCGGGAACAAGGTCATCGCCTACGGTAGTCAGGATCAGCGCTTCTTGGTCGATCAACCCACACCACCGCAGCGCCGCTTCTATAGGCCGGTAGTAAGGCTTTTCCAGGGCATTGCAGCTCTTTGCGTCGTATCCACTCATTCGCACTCGTCCGGCGCCGTCCATTGAACAAGAGCCAGCACCAGGCCGGTAGACGTTCCGGCTTTTCACCCCGTGGGGTTACGCGCTGGCAAAAATGTCTAATCAAGCAGCCTTTGGATTCGTAGTGGTGTCCACGCGAGCTGACGCCTCCCACTCGTCAATCAATGCGAGGGCGCGCCCTTCAATCATTCTTTTCACGGCATCCGGCAGTTGGCTATACCGCGCTGGGTCTATCGCCAAAAACGGCCATTCTGCAGCGGACTGAGTACCCGGATCTCTTTGGGCTAGATCCCCTTGTCGCGGCTCGCCACGGCCGGTGGCCACCCATATCGCGTCCACGTTGCAAGCCGCAGCCAATCTGGATGCGACTTCCGCTGTCAAGGTCTTGACGCTCCCATTCCGCCAATCTGAGACGGCCGCGCGACTCACGCCAGCCTGTCTGGCTAGCTCAGCGGCGCTCCAGTGATTCTCGGAGAGCAGGAGGTTAATGCGATCGGGGAGATTGGTCATGGCGTCAATTTATCCTAACAAATGTAAGATGAGTCTTGCATTCTAGTGCAAGGTGCGTCTAACATTGAGCATGGAAAGAAATTTGACTCCGGAGCGCGACATGCGTCCCGTACTGCTTGCAATCCTCGCCGCGGGAGTTCGGCAAGCGGAGATCGCCCGAAAACTTGGTGTGTCTCGCGCATGCATATCGGATGCCGCCAAGCCGAGCGATAGGCCATGGATGCCCTCATACGCTACGGGCGTGGCGCTGCTGTCCATGCTCGAGGCCAAACCTCGTGATGCCGCAGGAGCGCCAGCCCATGCCTAATAGCTGGCCAGACCAAACCTACCCCCAGTCCGTAGCTTCACAGTTGGAAGGCGCGGTAGATCCCAAGCGCGAGGGCAACAAGCCCAGCAATCCAGAAAACCACGCCCATGGGCTTTACACGCCTTGGTCGACCATGGGCGGTCATCGCGCCAAGGCCGAACGGGTTTTGTTGGATGACCGATACGTACCGGTGATTGGCCAGCTCGGCGATGCCGATGAGCAGAGCCGAAAGGGAGAACAGGGCGACGACGCTGTTATCGACCTTGAGGTCAACAGTCAGCGCCAGGATGAGTACCGCGAAGCCCGCCAGTGTGAGCATTTTGTACCACTCGTCGATGATGAGTTTTCCAACCAGGTTTGCCATGCCGGGGCCTTTGCAGATGGTGATTGTGAGGTAGGGGTACCCACGATTATCTACGCAATCTGCCCCGGCTCCCATCACGTCCCAGGTGACACCGCAACGCCGCCGGCTCCTGGTGCCATCCGCATTGGCCCAGTGGACTGCTGACATGAACACCGCCGTTTCGATCCTGATCCTGATCGCCGCGTTCACGTGGCTGCTGATGTTGATCACGGGATGCTGCGTCGGCGCGTGGTTGCTATGGCGCCGCCGCGGCATGCGGCAGTGGATCACCAGCTTCGACCAAGGCCTGGAGCGCGAAGAGCGCATTCGGGCCAACTTTCAACGCCGCCATCGGTTCAGGCCGTAGGCGGACAACGGTGTGCACGCGCCCGGGTAGCTCCCGAAAGCCGGACTCCTCCACCCGGCCCGGCGCCGTGCCTTCAAGTGGAGCGATGGAGGTAGATGCAATGCAAGCCTTGACGTATGACGCGATGCGGGCCGACTTGGCCGCGACGTTCCCGGGCCTCTGGATGCGCCCGTTGCGTGAGTTCGGGCAGCAATGGAAGGACGTTGACGGCATCTGGGCGGGCGGCGACGACACGCCTATGTCCGATGGGTTGCCGATCCTGTGGACGCTGGAATGCTCGGACCCGGATAACTACGACGGCCATATCCACCACGCATTTGTTGCCTGGCTGAAGGCGCGTGGCTGGTCGTATGAACTGTATGACGCGGCCACGCTGTTGCTTGTGCCCCTGTCGTACTTCGACCTGCCTCAGAGGAGCTAAACACGTCATGGCTGCAATCTTTGAGGAACTGAGCGCGTATCGAGCGCGCCGCCGTGATCTTGCGGATCCTGAACAGGATACGCGCGAATTCGTGCTTGAGTGCGCGGGCGTGACTACCGCCGGTACCGCCGACATTGGACTAGTGATCAAAGTCCTACCGCATCCGGCAGATGGTTCGGTGATGACGCTGACGCCGGAGGCCGCCTATCTGCTGGGGATCGCCCTTGTTGAGTCGGCGAAAGCTTGCGGAGTCGGGGCCTAACTGCATGCCGACCACCGAAGTATCCACGCCGCAGGTCGAGGACGGCCACACACGCCTCGCAAACGAGTTGCTGGAGGCCATGTGCCGTGCTGGTTTCTCGGCGCGCCAGTGGGCCGTTGTGATGGCCGTGGTACGCAAAACCTATGGCTACGGGAAAAAGGCTGATGACATCAGTCTGGGGCAACTTTCATCTATGACAGGCATCGCCAAGCCGCACGTCAGCCGCGCTGTGAACAACCTCATAGCCGCAGGAGTCCTACGCCGGTCAGCCGGCACATTCGGCAACTCGCTGTCCGTCAATAAGCGCTACAAGCAATGGGCGCTCGGGGGCGCTGCTCAGACCGTTACCGATTCGGTCACGCAGGGGTTACCGAAAGAGCAACCAGGGTTACCAGAACAGCAACCCCTTGATGGGGTTACCGAAACGGCAACCTCAGTTACTGATTCGGTAACCGCTCCTGGGGTTACTGATTTGGTCATGGGGGTTACTGAATCGGTAAGGGTTACCGATTCGGTCACGCAGGGGTTACCGATTCGGGAACCACAAAAGGAAACTATACAAAAGAAAGAAAAACCCTTGTCGGGCAAGCCCGACGCGGCGCCTCATTCCCAAGCGGAAACTGACGCGGCTGAGGCAGTCATCGCCCACCTCAACGAAGTGACGGGATCGGCGTTCAAGCCCGTAGAGTCCAACCTCCGCCTTGTGCGCGGCAGGCTCGGCGAGGGCTATACCAAGGAGGAAATTCTGGCCGTGATCGACGCCAAGCGTGCCGAGTGGTTCGGAAATCCACGCTGGGAGAAGTATCTGCGGCCTGCGACCTTGTTCAACGCAACGAACTTCGCGCAGTACGCGGGCCAACTGGGCAACGTCGTGGGGCCCGAAGACGGACGCATCGATCTGGGCAATGGCCGCTTTCGGCTGAACGGCCGAATTTTTGGCGCAGATGGCCGCCCGGAGGTGGTGCTGTGAAAACTCTCAACGACTTCGGAATCGACCTGCGCGGCCGCACTGGCGTGGAGGTGAAAACCACTTGCCCCAAATGCTCGCCGTCGCGCCGGAAAAAGAACTATCCCTGCCTGTCCGTCAACACCGAGAAGGGCCTGTGGAACTGCCATCACTGCGGCTGGGGTGGATCCTTGGGCCACGGCGAGGAGCGCCGGCCCGAGGCGCCGAAGATCTACCGCAAGCCGGAGTATGTGCTGAATCGCACCGACTTGCCCCAGGCGGTCGTGGACTACTTCGCGGGCCGAGGCATCAGCCAGGGCACGCTACTGCGCAACTGCATCGGCTACGGGTCGCAATACTTCCCCCAAGTCGAGGAAGAGCGCACCTGCATCATGTTCCCGTACTTGGATGGCGACGAGGTGATCAACGTCAAGTACCGCACCGGGGACAAGCTGTTCCGGCTGGCGTCGGGGGCGAAACGGGTGCTGTACGGCCTGAACGACGTCGACGCGGTGCTGATCTGGGTCGAAGGTGAAATGGACAAGCTGTCGGTGGAAGAGGGCGGCTTCAAGAACTGCGTTTCGGTGCCCGATGGTGCGCCCACGCCGGACACGAAGAACTACGACAGTAAATTCGATTTCCTGGATTGCGAGCAATTGGCCAGCGTTCGCGAACACATCATCGCCGTGGATGACGACGCCCCGGGCCGTCGCCTGCAGGAGGAATTGATCCGCCGCCTTGGCCGTGACAAGTGCTTGATCGTGACCTGGCCGGACGGTTGCAAGGACGCCAATGACGTACTGATCAAGCTCGGCCCGGATGCCTTGCAGAAGTGCATCGAAGACGCGCAGCCGGTACCGATTGAGGGCACCTATTCGGTGACGGACTTCCGTTCGGAGATTCTGCGACGCTACGAAGGTGAGACACGGCGGGGAGTATCCACGGGCTGGGCGAGCATGGACGGGCATTACACCGTGCTGGAGGGCGAATGGACCCTGGTGACGGGTATCCCTGGGCACGGCAAATCCGAATGGCTGGATGCGCTGGCCGTCCACCTCGCGCAGCATCACGGCTGGAATTTCGGGGTCTTCTCTCCTGAGAATTTTCCGGCGGACTATCACAGCGAAAAGCTGATGGAAAAGTTTATCGGCAAGCCGTTCGCCGCAGGCCCGACCGAGCGCATGGACGTGGCTGAGTTGGACATGGCGATGGATTTCCTCGCCGATCACTTCACTTTCATGATGCCGGAGTCGCCGAGCTTGGATGCCTTGCTGGAGCAAGCCAGCCGATTGGTGACCCGCAAGGGCATCCGCGGGTTGATCATGGACCCGTGGAACGAGATCGAGCACGGGCGGGCAGCAGGGCAAACGGAGACCGACTACATCTCGTTGGCCTTGTCCAAGATCCGGAAGTTCTGCTGGGCACATGGGGTGCACGCCTGGGTTGTGGCGCACCCGGCCAAACTCTACAAGGACAAGGATTCTGGCGACTATCCCATCCCTACGCCGTATGACGTTTCGGGTTCCGCCCACTGGCGCAACAAGGCTGACAACTGCATCACGGTGTACCGGCACGTCAAGGACGAGAACAAGCCGGTCGAGATCCACATTCAGAAGATCCGCAAGAAGTTCGTCGGCCGCGTGGGCATGGTCGAACTGCACTATGACCGGGTGACAGGCCGGTATCAGGACTACGCGAACTTCACCCGTGCGCCTATCTATTCGCTCCAGAGGGGTAGGGCGTGATGGCCCGCCGCGAAGTGCGAGCCCCGGCGGCCAAGCGCGCGCCCAAGCCGCCTAGTGCGCTGGAGGAGCGATTCGCGCGTGACCTGCGCGCCTTGAAGGTGCTGGAGCCGCAGCGCGAGTACCAATTCGCGCCCCCGCGCATGTGGCGCTTTGATTTTGCTTGGCCCGAACAGCGGTTCGCGGTCGAGATTGAAGGCGGAGTTTGGACGAACGGGCGCCACACCAGGGGCTCCGGGTTCGTCGCCGACACCGAGAAGTACAACGCCGCCGCCCTTGCGGGCTGGAAGGTGTTGCGCTTTACCGAGAAGTCCGTCCGAGACGGCTCTGCGGTTGAGCTGGTCGCGCGATATCTGCGCGTCCCTCCCTACAACCCTGGAATCGTTTGAAGGATGATCATGCTCGATCAACAAGACCCTGAAACCTGGATGGAGCTTCCCTACCAGGAGCCCGAACAGGCCGCGCAGGCAACAGCGCCTGCCGCGCGACCGCGAAACATGGACGAGGGCCGGCCGGCGGCCTACGGGTGCCAGTGCTGGCGGTGTCAAGGCGGTTGGATCGCCTTGGCCGACCGGCCGATCCTGGACAAGATCCTGGCCAAGCACCTGATGCGGATGAGCGAGTCCGCCCGCGACGAATGGCTTTTGGACTGGGCGGCGCAGCCCAAGCACCGGAAGCCGGACCAGGACCAGCTCAACGCCTGGCTGCGCATCGTCGGCGGCAGCGACGAGCCGGCACCGGCGTATCCGGTCTACACGGTTCCGGGGGCGGCATGACGGAGCGGACGACACCATTTCCCCGTCTCGCGGTTGCGCTGGCCTATGCCTTCAGCGACGAGCGGCATACCACCAACCGCCCGGCGATGGCCCGCGCTGCCGACGCGCGGCTGGGCGAGCCTGGCCCGCTGGCGGGTATCGACGGTGCTGCCGAGATTGCGAAGCTGCGGCAGTTCCTAGAGCGCGGCCTGGAGCCGCTGCACCTGGCGGTGCTGTATGCCCGCTACGGCCAGCGCAAGACCCATTGCAAGTGCTGCGGCAGCGAGGGCGACCACCCGGACTGGTCGGGGGCGCTACACCGCGTCGCGGGGGCGCTGGGTGCGTACCTATCGATGCGCACCGCCCACAGCGCGCTGCTGTATGCCCTGGTGCGCCGTCATTACGACACGGGCAGCATGCGGACGCTCCAGTCTCTGGCCGATGAATACGGGTGCAAGGTTCGCAGCGTTGAGCGGGCCAGCGCCAGGGCGGGGGATTGGCTGCGGGGCACCCGGGAGAAGAAGGGAGCGGAGCCGATCTACGGCGTCGAGCAGGCCGCGCACGCCGCCGCAGAAAAACTGCTTCGCGAAGCCGGATTTATCCCCTGATCGTTGACTTATGCGGAAACGGCCGCCATAATCAGCGATAACGGATTTCCTCAGAAGTCCGCCCAAGATACCCGCCACGCGAAAGCCGGCGGGTTTTTCGTTTTTGCGCGGTGCCCGAGATGCCGAAAGGTCTGGACGAAGGGTGATGCCGCTAAAGACTTTTCAGTGGGGCGCGCCCCCGATACTGGATTGTCCCTGGGTTCGAATCCCAGCCGCGCAACCAGCGGGCTTGGCCGAGTGGTCAGGCTGCGGCCTTCCAAGCCGCCTACGCGGGTTCGATCCCCGCAGCCCGCTCCAAACAAACGAAAGCTTCGATACGTACAATCGGTCGGGGCTATTAAAAACCGTGATGGACTAGGTGTGACGGCGCATAAAATCCAGCCCCATAACGTCAATGGTTAGTTCGAGGTGCGTCGGAACCGAATCCCCCCAGCGCAGTTGCCAGCTGTCGCTCTAGATCTGCCGCTTGGTCCCTATCTAGGACGAAAACGGAAATTATGGGTGTATCTTCTGGCGCATCGACTGCTAGGTTTGTATGCTGGATGCGCATAAAGATAGCGGTGAGTGCCCCGTGCAATATTCCGACTTCAAGGCTGACCGCGCGGGCTAGGATGGCGTCCGGTTTTTTCTTCATGAGTAATCTCCGGAGAGGCCCCCGCGAACACCCACACTAGCACTCTGGACCTGGGCAAGGAATAGTGCGCCCGCACCGGCACACCTAGCCCAGCTGAGGTTGGACTGCGAATTCCCAGCTTTTACGCGTCTAGGATTCCGGTGGTTTCAGCACAGCCGCTACTTCTGAGGCAGACGGCATTCGATCGCGAGTAGTGCAGTTCCGTCGGGCAATTGGTAGTGTTCTGCACCAAGCCATGTCACAGGCCTGCCATCCCGCAAGCAGAGGTAGTAGTTGGCCCAGGCTCCGTCGTGCCAGGGGGTAGACCTGTAGCGGCGCTCAATGATGTACGTGACCCCGCTTGCGTCCACCGCAACAAGCTCAGAAGTCTGATTTGTATAGTTTTGTGGCATGAGCTAGCTCCAATGGATGGGCGTAGTCCACCTCTGCGCTCATTCCCGCACTATTCATTCCTACAGTCAATACGTACTTAGCCCACATCCGCACAGCAAAGAGCGGCCGATGGCGAGTTCTAGTAACGCAGCCGCTAACTTTAGGCGAGCCCCCCCGGGCCTTCCGATCCCACCTATGCGGGTTCGACCCCCCGCAGCTCACTCCACCTTTTGGCGTAGCTCAGCGGATAGAGCGCATGGTGTGCAGAGTTAAACGAGAGCGAAGCACGGCATGAGGACGCCGGTTCAATTCCGGCCGCCCATCTACACATAAGCCCCGATACGGATACTCCGGTCGGGGCTTTTTCATTTTCGCGGCGTAGCGCAGTGGCAGCGCGCCGGGTTCATACCCCGGAGGTCGCAGGTTCGAATCCTTGCGGCCGCAACCATTTTCCTACCTTCCCGCTACCGAGGGCCGCACGCTGGGCATGGCGTGTGGGGGTTGGGTCATCGCGCCGGGCGGTGTGCAGTAGGTAGCACCCGGCACCAATTCAACGAAGGAATCCATATGCGCCTATCTGCGATGCCAGCTGACGCTGGTTATCGTGCCTATCGTGGTCTCGCGCGTTCGGTGCGCCCGCGCGTGTTGTTGGATGGGGTGGAGGTTCGCCGTTGCGTGACCGCCGATACCCGGCGGGGCTTTGTCTTGGCCTTTGCTGTGGATGCCACCGGGCAGGCCATGATCAACGCCCGGCGCACTGGGGCGAAGATGGAGCGTCGGTACGGTCGGGTCGAGATCGTACTGGCGCGCAACTGAATGGTTCGCCGACCGCAGAGGCCATGCCGCGCCGTCGGGTGCAACACGCTACACCGCAATGCCAACGGCTATTGCGATGCGCACGTGCATCTGGCGAAGGTCTGGGCCAAGAAGCCCGAGCAGTCCGGCCGGGGCGGCAGGCCTTGGCGGCGGCTTCGTGAGCAGATCCTAGAGCGCGACGGCTATCTATGCCGGTGCGACGACTGCCAGCGTAGGCTACTGCCGCTAGTGGCCCACGAGGTCGACCACATCGACAACACGCGCGGTCCCGGCGGCGAGCTCAACGATGATCCTAGCAACCTCCGAGCGATCAACCGGGACTGTCACCGGGCCAAGAGCCAGGCAGAGGCCCAGGCTGCGCGCCGGCGCCGGCAGTCCTGATCGCTCCGACGGTCGCCTCGGCAGGGGGAGGGGGGGGGTGAAAGTCTGGAGCCTTTTAGACGGACACCTGCCGCTCAATCGTTTTTTTACACCCGCGAAAAATGAAATTAGGGAGTTGACCTATGGCAGGTGTCGCAGGCCGGTCGGGCCGCAAGCCCAAACCGGTCGCGCGCAAGCTCGCGGCGGGCAACCCGGGGAAGCGGGCGATCAACACGCTGGCGCCCACGTTCGATGCCGTCGTGAACATAGACCCGCCGGAATGGCTGGGCGATGGACCCGCGCGCGATCTGTGGTTGCACCTGGCGCCACTGCTATGCAATCAGCAGGTGATGCAGGCCACAGATATCCAGAATCTGGAGTTCTACTGCGCAGCCTACGGACGATTCCGCGAAGGCGAGAGGGATATTGCTAAGAACGGCATAACCGTCCCGGGCGCGCAGGGCGGCTTGGTGAAGAACCCGGCCGCCACGGTCATCAACGAGGCGGTTCGTCAAATGGCCACGATCGGGACGCTCCTGGGGCTGGACCCGTCCAGCCGGCAGCGCCTGCTGGGACCGAAAAAGCGGGATGCCGGCGCGGAATTGGCGGCCATCCTAGGAATGTGACATGGCGAAATCTGCTTACCCCCTGGTGGCCAAAGCCAGCCAGTTCGCCAGGGACGTGGTGCGCGGCAAGGTTCCGTGCTGCCGATATGTCTTGCTGGCGTGCAAGCGCCACCTCGACGATCTGGCAAAGAGCAAGACTCGGGCGCTGCCGTACCGCTTCGATCCCGCCAAGGCCGAGAAGAAGCTGAAGTTTGTGCAATACCTGCCGCACACGAAGGGTGAGTGGGCGCGGTTGAGGCAACGTGTCGAGCTCGAACCTTGGCAAGCGTTCGGCATCGCCTGCACCTTCGGCTGGGTGCGCAAGAAGGACGGGATGCGGCGCTTCCGTGAGTCGTACTGGGAAGTGCCACGCAAGAACGGAAAATCAGTGATCGCCGCAGGAGTGGGGCTGGGTATGTTCTGCGCCGACGGTGAGTTCGGCGCAGAAGTCTTCAGCGGCGCCACCACCGAGAAGCAGGCTTGGGAGGTTTTTCGCCCGGCCCGGCTGATGGTCAAGCGCACGCCGGAGCTGATGGAACTGCTCGGCATCGAGGTCAACGCGGGCAACCTGAACCGGCCAGAGGACGGTAGCCGCTTCGAGCCGGTCATTGGCAACCCTGGCGACGGCGCATCGCCGTCCTGCGCGATTGTGGACGAGTACCACGAGCACGACTCTGACGACTTGTACGTGACGATGCAGACCGGCATGGGCGCGCGCCGGCAGCCGCTGATGTTCATCATCACGACGGCGGGCGCAAATATCTCCGGGCCTTGCTACGACAAGCGGCAAGAAGTCATAGAGATGCTCGACGGCCTGGTGCCCAACGACGAGCTGTTCGGCTGGATCTGGACCATCGATGAGGACGACGACTGGACTGACCCGGAGGTGCTGGCCAAGGCCAACCCGAATATCGGTGTGTCGGTCTACCGCGAGTACTTGGTGGCGCAGCAGCAGCAAGCCATCCGCCGCGCGCGCTTCGCCAGCAAGTTCAAGAACAAGCACCTGAACCTGTGGACGGCATCAAAAACCGGGTTTATCAACCTGGCCAAGTGGCTGGCGGCGCCGTGCATGGACCCCAGCCTGTCGCTGGATCAGTTCAAAGGTCGCAGCTGCATCTTGAGCTTCGATCTGGCGTCCAAGATCGACCTGACGGCCATGGTGAAGCTGTTCCACGAGGACCGCGAGGAAAAGGATATCCGGACGGGCAGGGTGACGGTGCGGCGGCATTACTTCTGTGTCGATCCGGTCTTCTGGGTGCCTGAGGATACGGTGCTGGGGACCGAGAATCGCCGCATGGCAGATCGGTACCAGGCCTGGGTGGCTTCTGGCCATCTCATTCAGACGCAGGGAGCGGAGATCGACTATCGCGACGTGCTGGCCGAGGCGCTGGAGGTCAATGAATTGGCTCCAGTGTCGGCGAGTCCTATCGACCCTCACGGCGCGGCGAACCTGTCGCACCAGCTTGATGACGAAGGTCTAAACCCTATTGTCATCCAGCAGAACTACACGAACATGGCCGACCCGATGAAGGAGTTCGAAGCGGCGGTCCTGTCTGGCCGCTTCCATCACGACGGCCATCCCATCATGTCCTGGTGCGTGGCCAACCTTATAGCCAAGTACCTGCCCGGCAGCGACGACGTCATGCGCCCAATCAAGCAGGGCGTCGACAACAAGATCGACGGTGCCGTGGCGGTAATCATGGCCATTGGGCAGGCGATGCTCGGCGCGCAGGCAACGGACATGTCCGACTTCTTCAATAACGCGGTGATCGGATGAAAAAGAAAGCGCAAAAGGTCGGCAGAGTCCGCGCCGCGGTACTTGGCTGGCTCGGGCGCCCGTTCGGCCTCACCGACATAGAGGCCTGGGCGCGCCTCGGCACGAGCAGTGCCGCTGGCGTGAACGTCAACGACCAGAACGTGTTGCAACTTTCGGCTGTGTGGGCGTGCGTGCGGCTCATATCCGAGACCATCGGAACGCTGCCGCTGGGCATGCACGAGCGGACCAGTGCGGGCAAGCGTCCAGCGCCGCAGCATCCGTTGCACTTCATCCTTGGCACCCAGCCGAATCCCGACACGGTCTCATCTGTGCACTGGGAATCCATCGTCGCGGCCATGCTCCTGCGCGGTAATGCGCGTTGCGAGAAGTTGATGGTGGGTGATCGCGTGGTGGGGCTGCAGTTTCTGTATCCCGGTCGCCTCGCAATTTCGCGAAAGGGGGACGGCACTAAGGAGTACCGCTACACGGATGAGGACGGCAGGCAGCGAATCATTCCGGCCTCTCGGATCTGGACCATCCCGGGGTGGTCGTTGGACGGCAAGACGGGTGTGTCGGTTATCCAATACGGCGCACAGGTCTTCGGAGCGGCACTTGCCACAGACGAAGCGGCGGCCGGAACGTTCAAGCGTGGCCTGATGCCTACAGTGTGGTTCAGGTATCCGGAGAAGCTGCGGCCGGAGCAACGAGAAGACGCGCGCGAGTTCATCACCAGTCGCGCTGCTGGTGCGGTGAATGCAGGCAAGCCGATCATCATGGAGAACGGCATGGAACTCGGCACCACGGGCATCAATCCCGTGGATGCTCAGCTCTTGCAGTCGCGTGGCTACTCGGTCGAGGAAATCTGCCGCTGGTTCCGTGTCCCGCCGTGGATGGTCGGTCACACCGAAAAGTCCTCAAGCTGGGGCACAGGCATCGAACAGCAGATGATCGGCTTCCTGGTGTTCACGCTAGGCCCGTGGCTCAAGCGCATCGAGCAATCCATCGTGAAGGATCTGCTGACGCCCGCCGAGCGGAGCCGCTACTACCCCAAGTTTGCCGTTGAGGGCTTGCTGCGCGCCGACAGTGCCGCCCGTGCTGCGTTCTACAGCGTCATGGTGAACAACGGGATCCTGACTCGCGACGAAGTGCGGGAGTTGGAAGACCGCGCGCCCATGGGCGGCAACGCCGCAGTTCTGACCGTGCAGACAGCGCTTGCGCCGCTGGACAGTCTAGGCAGCAATACCGCGGACCAGCAGGCCCGCAACGCGATGGCCAACTGGCTGAAAGACATGATGGCCTCGACGGCCGACACCTGAGGTACCTCCATATGAGCAAGAAGAACCTGCCGGCCGCGCCGGCGGGCCGCCCCTGCGCGGCCGTGTCGTCCTATACGGCTCCACGCGCCCTGGAGCGCTGGGACGCCGGAGTCCGTGCCGCGGTCGAGGACGACGCAGAACGGACGATCAGCGTCTATGACGTGATCGGCTACGACTGGTGGACGGGTGAGGGCGTGACCGCCAAGCGCATCGCCAGTGCCCTGCGCAGCATGGGCGCCGGCCCCGTCACAGTAAACGTGAACAGCCCCGGCGGCGATATGTTCGAGGGCCTGGCCATCTACAACCTGCTGCGAGAGCACCAGGGCGAGGTGACCGTGAAGGTGCTCGGCTTGGCCGCCAGCGCCGCCTCGATCATCGCCATGGCTGGCGATACGGTGCAGATAGCCCGCGCTGGCTTCCTGATGATTCATAACTGCTGGGTGATCGCCCAGGGTAACCGGCACGACCTGCACGAGTTCGCCGACACCATGGAGCCCTTCGACGCCGCCATGGCCGACATCTACGTCGCGCGTAGCGGCCAAGATCTGGCCGACGTTCAGCGGCAGATGGATGGCGAAACGTGGATTGGTGGGAGCCAGGCCATCGACCAGGGCTACGCCGATGAGTTGTTGCCGTCCGACCAGGTCGGCAAAGGCACCAGTGGCACGTCGGCCAGCGCGGTGCGCCGAATCGAATCGGCAATGCGGGCGGCGGGACTACCCCGCAGCGAGGCCCAACGCCTGATCTCTGAATTCAAGTCCAGCCTGAGCGATTCGGCTGGCAGCGGTGTGCGTGATGCCACCGGACGCGGCATGGGTCACCCGGCTGCCCTCAGCACCACGGCCGATCTGGCCGCATCTCTCACAACGATCCTCAAGTAAGGAACACATCATGACGCCGGAACAGCAAATCGAACAGATCAACGCCAGCCTGAAAACCGTCAGCGACCAGCTGAAGAGCATGGCCGAGAAGGCCAACGCGCGTGGCACGATGGACCAGGAACTGCGCGCCGATATCGACAAGACTCTGACCACGCAGGGTGAACTGCAGGCCCGCCTGGCCACCGCCGAACAACTCCTGGCGAAGGTCCAGAATGGTGGCGGCGAAGGCGCACGGCCCAAGTCGATGGGTGAGCAGTTCACCGAGCGCGAGGACTTTACCGCCTTCGCCTCCAATCCCCGCGGCAAGTTCCGCGCGCCCGTGAGCGCCGAGATCAGCACCACGACGGCCGGCGACCTGGTCGTTCCCCAGCGCGTGCCCGGCATCGTCGCGCCGCCCAACCAGCAACTGCGTGTGCGTGACCTCCTCAGCTGGGGGCGCACCTCGTCCAACGCGGTGGAGTTTGTGCGGGAAACCGGCTTCACGAACAACGCCGCACCTGTGGCCGAAGGCACGCTCAAGCCCGAGTCGACGCTGACGTTTGAAGATGCTTCGGCTCCCGTGGCCACCATCGCGCACTGGATCCGCGCGACGAAGCAGATCCTTTCCGACGTGCCGATGCTGCAGTCGTATATCGACGGTCGCTTGCGCTACGGCCTGAAGCTGGTCGAAGACCGTCAACTGCTCAATGGCAGCGGCGTTGGCCTGAATATAGACGGCGTCTATACCCAGGCCGTCGCCTACGCCAACCCTGGCGTGGTCGTGCAAGCCGAAAACCGTCTGGACCGCCTGCGCCTCGCTCTGTTGCAGGCCGAGCTGGCGGAGTATCCCGCTGACGGAATCGTGCTGTCGCCCATCGACTGGACGGCGATCGAGCTGCTGAAGGACACGACGAATGGCTACCTGTTCGCCAACCCGCGTTTCGTCACGCAGGCGGGCCTTTGGGGGCGCTCCGTCGTCACCACCACGGCTATGGGCGCGGGTGACTTCCTGGTCGGCGCCTTTGCCATGGGCGCGCAGGGCTGGGATCGGGAGGACGTCAATCTGACGGTCTCGCTGGAAGACCGCGACAACGTCGTCACCAACCGCGTGACCCTGCTGGTTGAAGAGCGCGTTGCGCTGACCGTATTCCGGCCTGAAGCGTTCGTGAAGGGCGGATTCGACGGCCTGGATGTGCCGTGAAGCAAACGGGCGGCGGAGGGCCGCCGCCCATCTACCAGGAGATCTACATGGAAGTAAAGGCTATCTCTCCATTCGAGCACATGGGCACGCGCCGCCGCGGTGATGTGTTCGAAGTGTCCGAGCGAATCGGTGCACGTCTGGTCCAGAAGGGCCTGGCGGAGTTCGTCTCGCCCACGGTCAAGGAGCCCGCAACCGGCGATCCCGAGGATGACCCCACCGGAGCCGGCGAGCCGGGTGGCACTTCGCGGCGCGCTCGGGGCAAGAAGGATTGACCATGTCCGTGATCAGTCTCGAAACCGCGAAGCGGTTCCTGGATGTCATTCACAACGCCGATGACGCGAAACTGCAGATGCTCCTGAACAGCGCCGAGGACGAGGCGGTGCAGTACATGGGCCGGGGCCTGCTGGAGCCAGTCCCCGCCGCAATCCTGGTGGATGGCGTACTCGTTTCCGCTGATCCGCTTACTGCGCCGCCCGACAGTATGGTGCTGGGTGTGATGCTGTTACTCCAGGCCTCGTATCAAGCCAGCCCCGACGACATCGCCAAGCTGCGTGCCGCCGCCGAAGTGAAGCTGGCGCCGCACCGCATTGGATGGGGGGCGTGATGCTGGCTTATCGACTACGCCACCGCGTGACCTTTGAGTCGAAGAGTGAACCACTTCGCGACGAGAACGGCTACATCGTACCTGGCAGCGGCGGCTGGCAGACCGTGGTGCTGGACGGTGGATTGCGGCTCGAAGATGTGCCCGCCGAGGTCCTGACCGGTCCCGGCCGGGAGTTCCAGGGTGGGAACGCGACGCAGGCGGAAGCCAGCGCGCGGGTGACCTTGCGCTGGCTTCCGGCGAGCCCTAGCGTCGTAGTGTTCTGGCGTATGCGCTGGGACGGCCGGATCTTCAATATCCAGTCCGCCGAGGTGGACATCACGGCGCGCCGCGAGTGGCGGCTGCGTTGCGTGGATGGACCGAGCGAGGGCCAGTAGCCATGAATATGCAATTCCCCCCTGTGCGAAGCCCCTCTTCGCGGGCACGCGAAACGAGCTCGCAGATGGACCGCATCGAAGCTCGCCAGGTTCGCATCGAGGAAAAGCTGGACCTATTGCTGGAGGCGCTGGCCGACGGTGATCAGGATGAGTTGCCAGGGATGACGCTGGACGGGGAACCAGCCGGCGTGTCCAGGTCGGAAGGAGAGCCGCTGTGAAGGTCGAAATGCGATTGCGCGGCGTCGATGACGTGATGCGCACGCTTCAGTCGCTGCCGGCCGAGGTCGTCTCTAAGCGTGGCGGACCTGTCAAGACCGCGCTCGCGCGTGGTGCCCGGTATTTGCGGGACAGGGCTAAGGAGAACCTGCGGGCCACAATCGTGCAGGGTGGGGATGATTCTACTGGCTTGCTTGTTCAGAACGTGATCGCCAGCCGCGGTAAGCCCCCTATCGGCAGTAAAGGGGAGCGCTACCTGGTGCGCGTTCGTCAGAAGACCTACGCGCGCAAGGGTAAGGAACCCGTCACGACCCGCAAGACGGCAGCGCTGAAGGAGTACGGATCCAGCCACCAGCCCGCGACGCCATGGCTGAGGCCTGCTGTCCAGGAACACGGCCAGAAGGTTATCGAACTGGTCAGCGCCGACGTGGTGCGCCAGATCGGCAAGGTTGTCGCCAAGGCGCGGCGTGAGGGGAGGCTGTGATGTTGCCACCAGTATTCAAGACGCTCAACACGCCGGCGGTACGTGGCCATGTCGGCGACGATCCAAGGGTCTACGGATCGGGTAACGCGCCGCAGGGCACGCCCGCCCCGTACATCACCTGGTTCACGGTCATTGATAACCCCTACGACCAGCTAAGCGGGCCTCCAGACGCCGACAACGGCACGGTCCAGATTGACTGCTGGGCAGGCCCGGACGATAGCCAGGAGGCCGCGTGCATATCGCTGGCGGGGGCGGTGCGCGATGCGCTGGACGCCGCCAGCATCGCCAATCGCATCATCCTCCACACCCGAGAGACGGACACCAAGCTGTTCCACATAGGGCTACAGGCCGACTTCATCAGGGGCCGCTAGGCCGTCAAATTTTGCAAAACCATCAGCCCGCCATGTGCGGGCTTTTTTCATTGTGAGGTCATCATGACTGCTGGCGTTATCAAGACCCAGGGCACGCACCTGTTCGTACTCAATATCCTGGCTACCCCGGATCCGGTCATCCTGAAGATGGCCTGCCCCACGGGTATCACCGGATTGGGGGCGGGTACCAAGTCGCAGATCGACGTTACGGGCCTGGACGCGCTCGAGGACCAGGAATTTATTCCAGGCTTGGGCGCGCCCGGCCAGGTGTCGGTCCCCTTCAACTTCATTCCGACGGCGGAGTCGCACCAGGGCATCCTGACCGATCTGAAAGAGTCCGGCGCGGTGCTGGATTGGATCATGGGCTTTTCCGACGGCACTGCGCCGCCCACGCTGAACACCGGTAACACGCTGGTCCTGCCGGTGGGCCGCACATCCGCTCGTTTCCAGGCGTATATCGCGGAAGTGACTATCGATGCTGCCACCAATGACCGTGTGACCGGGACCTTGACGCTACAGCGTTCGGGCAAGGTGACCTGGAACTTCAAGCCGACGGCATAAGGGAGGAAATATGGAAAAGCAAGCATTGCCGGACGCGCTCTTCGTTAGCGACGAGGTCATAGCCCGAGAGGTCGAGTTGGGAGACGGAAAGACCCACACGCTTCATTTCAAGGCTGTCAGCCACATCGAATTCAACAAGTGGGTGGCTGCGCTTACGTCTCCGGACGAAAAAGTGCGTGATCGCGCTCATAGCCGCCTGGTCGTCGCCAGCATGGTGACGGCCAAAGGCAAGCCTGCGCTAAGCCTGGAACAGGCCGACCGCATCAAGCCGAAGGTGCTGCGCAAGATTTCCGACGTGATCGCCGAGATCAACGACTTCAAGGACCTGAAGGAAAAAAAAGGCTAACGGGCGAGGTCCGCTTCTTGCACATCTTGGCCCTCGGCTTGGGGCGGACCATCGGGGAATTGCAGAGCATGACGGAGGCCGAGTTTCGATCCTGGCAGCAGTTTTACCAGGAGTCTCCTTTTGACGACCTGCACCGCTACCACCGCCCTGCAGCCATGTTGGCGCACGTCCAGGTTGGAGGGGATTTCCCGGCACGCTTGGATTGGCTGGTGGGCGGCATGGGTCTTCGGGAAGAAGACGATCAGATGCCGACGCTCTCGGATCAGTTCTCAGAAGCGGACCTTAATACGTTCGCCGCCCTCGGATTGAAGCCCTCACGGGCATAGGTGAATTACATGTCAACTGCGGGATCAATCGTCGTCGACCTGCTGGCTCGGACCGGCAGTTTCGAGACTGACATGGATCGCGCTGCTCGCACCACGCGTCGGGCTGGGCGCGAAATCGAGCAAAGCGCTGAGCAGGCCGGGTCGTCCTGGGCGCGTGCCTCGGCCCTGATGGGGGCGGCGTTCGCCGGCATCTCAGCGGGCACTGCGTTGACCGCCTTCGTCCAGAACACGATCAACGCTCAGAATGAGCAGGCCCAGCTGGCCGCGGTGCTGGAGTCGACGGGGCGCGCAGCGACCATGAGCGCTGACAGCCTGAACTCCATGGCCGATGCGATCGAGGCCGCAAGCACGATCTCGGCCGGAGAGGTGACTGAAGCGCAGACGGCGCTCCTGGCGTTCACCGGGGTTGCCGGCCAGGAGTTCCCGCGCGCGATGCAGGCGGCGGCTGACATGTCGGCGCGTACCGGCATGACGATTCGCGCGTCCGCGGAGACCATTGGTCGAGCGCTGGATATTCCCTCGCAGGGACTGGCGGCGCTCAGCCGGCAGGGATTTCGCTTCACTGAGGACCAGAAGGCCCTGGTGGAGCAACTGGAGCTCTCCGGGCGCACTGCGGAGGCGCAAGGCATCGTGCTGCGCGCCCTGGAAGAAAGCTACGGCGGGGCCGCGGCGGCCGCGCGCGACACGTTTGGCGGTGCGCTGATTGGCCTGCGCAACACGGTTTCGGCGCTGCTGACCGATGAGAACGGTAGCCTGAACGGGCTGCGGTGGACGATTGAGGCCGTGAATGAGGCGCTGGGCTCGGACGCTGCGCGGGATGGCCTCAACGCCTTGACGGTGGGCGCAGGCGCCCTGGCGGTGGTGTTGGGCACGCGATTGACGGCTGCCGCCTTGTCTTCCGCAGGCGCATTTGCAGTCGCGCAGGTCGAGGCCGCACGCTACCAGGCCACTCTTGCGAGGATGGCTGGTGTAAGTGCGCCAGCGGCCGCTGGGTTGGCGGGTATCGGAGCGGTTGCACGTGCGTCCAGCGCGGCTCTGGCTCTGGTGGGCGGGCCGTTGGGTGCGGTTACGCTCGCGCTGGTCGGCGCGGGCTATGCATGGAGCCAGTACGGACGGGATGCGCGTGACTCGGCGTCGGCCGGCGCACGGGAAGTGGCTGATACCAAGCGAAGCGTTGACGAGCTGGTGACATCATTCCAGAAGCTGAATGACCTGCAGCGCCAGCAGGTAATCAGCATCAAGACGGGCGATTTGAATGCGGCGCTCAAGGAAAGCCAAGCTGCAGTTTTCGAGCTGGGGAATGCGTTCAAGCCCGCCTTGACCGAGGGCGCCCGCGCCGCCGCCCAATACCGCGCGGAGTTCACCGCCGAAATGAAGGCGGTGGCGTCCGACACCAGCTTGTCAGCTGAGCAAATGGCTGCCTCGCTTGCCGGCTTGGTGGACTCCTACGTCTCTTCCGGGCGCGCCAGCGAGGCGAGCCGGGGGCGGTTGGTAGAGCTCGCGCAGAAGGTGGTTGAGACCTCGGGTAACGTGGCGGGCCTGCGCCAGGAGATCGAGGCGCTGACGGGGGCGCAAGCCGCTGCGGCGAGCGGCGTGGCACCGGTTATCAACGAGTTGGATAAGTACCGGGCCGCCTACGACAAGTTTCTGAAGGAATTTGCCACGCCCGGCGAACGGTTAAAGGCCGCGGAAAAGGAGTGGCGCGATGCGCTGGGACCCTTGTTTGACCGTGATGTTCAGAAGCGGCTGAATGATCGCTTCCTTCCGAAGGGGGGCGCCCAGCAAGCGAGCGAATTGCAAGGCCTCGTCAAACGGCTGGAAGAGCAGCGCGCAACTTTGGGCATGACTGCCGACGCCCAGGAGCGCTATCGAATCGAGCAGGCAAAAGGGTCCGATGCGCACCGCGCCCGAGCCCTCGCGCTGTTCGACGAGATCCGAGCCTGGAAAGAGGCCGAGGATGCCACTCGAAAGGCGGCGGAGTCCGCGCGCTACTTCGATGCTATCCAGCGCGAAATCGATCTTTACCAGCGCGAGCGTGACATCGAGGTCGCGGGCGTTGGGATGCCTGATCAGCAGCGCGAGCAGATGGAGCAAGAGGTAGCGATTCGGCAGCAGTACGCCGAGCGCCGCCGAAAGCTCGAAGAGGACCAGCAGGTCGAGTCAACGCGTCTGGAGAAGTCGGCGTACGAGGCGCGGATTGAGGCCTTGCGCGCCGCCGAAGAGCGGCAGGTAGAAATCCTTCAGGAATCTGCGGCCCGCAAACGTGAGGCGGAGTCGTCGTGGCATCTGGGCATGGTGCGTGGGCTGGGCAACTACGCGGATAGCGCCATGAATGTCGCTGCGTCAGTTGAAGGCGCAGTGACAAGTGCGTTTTCCGGCATGGACGATGCGCTGGCTGCGTTTGTACGCACCGGCAAGTTGAATTTTAAGGACCTGGCCGACAGCATCATTTCGGACATGATCCGGATCTCCATTCAGCAGGGCATCACTGGTCCGCTTGCTGGCCTCCTCGGCACCGCCCTGGGCAGTTGGATGGGGAGTATGTCATCCGTTTCTGGCGCAAGCCTGCAGGGCATTGGGGGCACCGCGGGCGGTTTGCTGGACGGTATCAAGTTCTCCAGCGGCGGTTACACCGGGGACGGCGGCCGGTTCGAGCCCGCCGGCATCGTCCATCGTGGCGAGGGCGTGCTGAACCAAGACGAGATTCGCGCCCTGGGTGGTGTGAGCGGATTCAACGCTCTCCGGCGCTCCATCCGCACCGGCCACGCTATTGGTGGCATGGCGGGCTCCCCGACATTGCCGCCGCCAGTTGGACGTTCTCAGTCCCGCGGCTCTGGCGCTGGGGGCTTTGAGGTCAATGTCTATGTGCAAGGGAACGGCCAAACAAGTACCGACGCGCCGGCAGGATGGGAGCAGTTCGGTCAGGAGCTCGGCGAGTTCGTTGACGCCCGCATTGACCAGAAAATCGCCCGCTCATTCAAGCCGGGCGGCGCGTCCTGGAATAACGCCTATGGGAGGTCTGGTTAATGGAAGTTTTCTCATGGGTGCCACGTATCAATGCGCAGGGCAGTGTCCGATTCCGGGTATTGGAAGCCCAGTTTGGGGACGGCTACACGCAGAAGGCGGCGGATGGCATCAACAACAAGGTGCAGTCGTGGCCGCTTCAGTTCGTTGGCAAGGAGGCCACGATTGCGCCCATCGTGGCGTTCCTTGATCGCCATGCCGGCTGTCGCGCATTCCGTTGGACTCCCCCCCTGGGCCAGCCAGGGTATTACACGGCGACGGAGTATCAGCCGGTCGCCTTGGGGGGCGGGGCGTATTCGCTTTCCGTCACTTTTCAACAGACTTTTAGGCCTTAGACCATGGTTACTCTCGAAACCATTAATGTTGGAGCGGCCGCCAATGACGGGAAGGGCGACCCTCTGCGCAACGCGATGCAGAAGGTAAGCCGGAACTTCGCTGCCCTGAATGCTGCTCTGGATGAAGTGTTCAAGCCGGGGCAACTGCCTTCGGGTGTGGACCTTAACACCTACGTGACGTCGGGGCTTTTTCACCAATCGACGAACGCTGGCGCCGCGGCTGGTCAGAACTATCCGGTGGCCACGGCAGGTCTGTTGGAAGTATTCGCGCCCTCGACGGCATTCGTGTACCAGTTCTACACCCAGTACAGGACGGGCAACGAGTCTCGTTCATTCTGGCGGACGAACTACAACGGCATTTGGTCGGCGTGGTCCGAGTCTCTGACTAATACGTCCGGGTTCGTGTACTACGGGGGCATGCCAAGCACTCCGGCGCAGGACCTCAACACCTATACGCAGCGAGGCATGTGGGCTGTGGGATCCAGCGCCGTCGCGTCGAGTGGGTCCAACTTCCCGATTGGGCAATCCGGCCATCTGATCGTGTATTCCAGCGGCTACGTGGGCGGCTCGCCGATGACGACCGGGGTGGTTCAGCTGTATTTCGCAGCGAATTCCAATCGCATGTTCTTTCGCTCACTGGTCAATGGGGTGTGGTCGGTGTGGGATGAGACATTGCGCTCTTCCACTATCGGCGCGCCGAGCGGCGTGGCCGGTTTGGGCGTGGACGGGAAAGTAATTCGCACACAGCTGCCTCTGATGACGGCCACTGTTATCAGCGGCGGAAACGCGGACGATTTCACCGATCCTGGGGACTATTACATCAACTCCGATGCTGTCGCCACGGCGGCGAACAACTGGCCCATACAGATTGCTGGCACGTTGAACGTGGTGCGTGCGCAGGAAGGGAACCTGCAGGTCACTCAAACGTACACGACGCGTAACGGAACCGGTGGGGCGGTTCGCACCTACAAACGCGTGCGATTTGGGACCTCCTTGACGTGGGGCCTTTGGCAAGAGTCGGCGAGGGCCGCCGACACTGTAACGATGCAGGTGCTTACGGCAGCGTCGGACGCGAACACGCTCACCTCTGCGAACTCGATCTATACCTGGACTGCGGGCGCTGTGGTGAGCGGCGGGACGAACTGGCCGGCTATTCCATCGGGGGCTGTTGGCCGGGGCCATCTAGAAGTCGTAGCCTACAGTTCGACCGCGCTTTATCAACGCCTGGTGTTGCCGCAGGCGGCCGACAGCCATCCGCTCATTTTCGAACGCTATGGCGTCATCGGAGGAACCTGGTATGGCTGGCGCATTGCTGGACCCATTTCAGTGTCATCGCAACTGCCCACGGCGGACTGCGGTGATGTGTACGTGGATGGCGACGGCTGGTACACCTGGGGCGGTTCGGCTTACGCCCGCGCCATCCTTGCGAAGGTGCTGCCGGGCACTGCGCACGATCTGAATAACTACAACATCCCAGGCGATTACTGGCAGCAATCGGGGCAGGCCACGACGGCGAACAACTACCCGGCGAACGGGATCACGTGCTTTATCAAGGTCACCGCTTTCGGTAATGCGGTGCTGCAGCAAGCTTTCTCCCGTTCGAACCCGCAGCGAGCTTGGTGGCGCGTCCAGACAGGCACCTCCGCCAGTTGGTCAGCATGGAAGGAAGTGGCGGATATGGCGAGCGCCATGACGCACGTCTTCATTACTACAGCGACCGATGCCAATACGCTCACGTCCGACAACACGTTTTATACGTGGACGGCATCCGCGTCTCTGGGTGCGAACTTCCCGGCGTTTTCTACCAACTGGCCGGCGGCTGGGTACATGCGCGTCTACTACGGCGCTGCGACACAGATCAGCCAGGAACTGACTTACCTCGTCACGGGCCAGAAGCCGCGCACGTTCATGCGCTTCGGGAATAGTTCGACCGGCGTGTGGCAACCCTGGAAGTCCACCAGCGCCTGGCATGCGGCCACTGGCCTCCCGGCTTCGGACATGGGCGACATCTATGTGGATGGTGATGGGTGGTACCGCTGGGGCGGTACTGCCTACGTGCGGTCCGACCTCTCGTATCAGTCGATCTCGGAAACGAACGCCTCGATCTTCGGGCGAGGACAAGCGTGGACCGACGTGACTGCATCCCGGGTTATCGGCAGCACCTATACCAACACCACAGGCCGCCCGATCCTGGTGAACGTGACCGGCACCTTGGCCGGCGCGGATGGGGGATTCGTCTTTACCGTCGATGGCCTGATGTTGTCGCGGCCGGCATGGTCCGGGGCGTTCACTGGCGGCACTGTTGGCTATACCGAGTTGATCCGTCCTGGCGCCAACTACTCCGTGGGTGTCTCAAACATGAACAACTTTAAATGGTCCGAGTACCGCTGATGCAGAACTTCAAAGATACCGCTACGGGCAAATACTGGGCGTTCGATGATGACGTGGTCGTAGAGGGGACACCAGACGGCCCCGTGTTTTACACAGCCATGGGGGACAAGCTAACGGCTCCCCTGACGTTGGTCTCGGTGGAGGAAATCCCCATCCAGTTGCCCGAGGTTATCGGCCCCCAGGTCGTCTCACGGTTCCAAGGGCGCGAGGCCATGTGGCAGACGCCACTCGGTGATACCACCGTATTCGAGGCCGCTGACGCGTTGATCAATCATCCGGACACGCCGCCGATGTACCAGCGCGCCTGGGCGGATCTGCAGGAGTTCCGGCGCGACAGCGAAATGCTCGCCGCGATTGCTACGCAGCTGGGCCTGACGCAGCAGCAGATTGATGACCTGTTCATCCTTGCCGCAAGCATCAACGCATAAGGAAGGCATTCATGGGAATTAATGCAGACGTCCAAAAGCTGGAGGTAGGGTCGGAGATCCGCTTGTTCGAGCTGGACGCAAGCAACATCGGGGGCACGATCCTTCGTTTCCACGGGCATAGTCAGGTTGATCCGATCTGGTGGCAGGGCAAGCAGTACGATCCCTGGGCCATCGAGGCGGAGGGCTTTGAGCAGACGGGGGAAGGGCAGCAGCCGACGCCCACGCTGAGAGTGGGAAACATCGGGCGCCAGGAGGATGGCACGCCCATTGTCGGGGTGATCTCGGCGCTGTGCTTGGCCTTGGATGACCTGGTGGGGGCGCGGGTGATCGTCCGGCGGACGCTGGGCAAGTATCTGGACGCCCGGAACTTCCCCGAAGGCAACCCGACGGCCTCACCGGACGAGCAATTTCCAGACGAGATCTGGATTGTGCAGCAGAAGACGGCTGAGACGGCGGAGGCTGTCGAATTCGAGCTTTCCAGCGCGCTGGATTTCAGCGGGCAGATGTTGCCGGCTCGCCAGATCATCGCTGGCGTGTGTGGCTGGCTGACCATAGGCGGATACCGCGGGACCTACTGCGGCTATACCGGCTCGCGCATGTTCGACATCCAGGGCAATCCGGTATCTGACCCAACCCTTGACCGTTGCTCGGGCCTGCTCTCGGACTGCAAAAAGCGATTCGGCGAGTACGAAATTATCAATTTCGGCGGCTTTCCCTCAGCTGACCGCATCAGAGGTTAATCATGCGCACGAAGACTCTGGAGGCCATCCGCGCTCATGCGGTGGCGGAGTACCCGCGCGAGTGTTGCGGCCTGGTGGTGCTTGTCGGCCGGCGGGAGACGTATCGGCCTTGTCGAAACCTCGCGACCGGAACGGAGCATTTCGTGATGGACCCGCGAGACTACACCGACGCGGAGCAAGCAGGCCGCATTACGGCGGTCATCCACTCCCACCCGGACCAGTACCCGCTACTGATCCACGACGCGGATAGGGTGGCTTGTGAAGAAAGCGCCCTGCCGTGGTTCATCTTGACGGTGAACGCGGACGAAGAGGGCACCGTCAGGGCGGGGGAGATCGTCGGCATCGCGCCCGAGGGGTTTGTAGCGCCGCTGCTCGGCCGGCCTTTTGCCCACGGGGTGCTGGACTGCTACAGCCTGGTGCGAGACTGGTATGCGCGAGAGAGGGGCATTGTCTTGCGGGATTTCCACCGGGAGGACGGGTGGTGGAACGAGGGGCGCGAAGGCGACTTGTACATGGACCACTATGCGGAAGCCGGGTTTCGGCCGCTGTGCACTGGCGAAGAGATGGAGCCGGGTGACGTGGTGCTGATGCAGATTCGGTCTGATCGGGTCAACCACTCGGGTGTATTCATCGGCCCGAATGTCTTGAAGGAAGCGCCGGATCTCTTCCCGGTACCGGACGCGATGCTGCACCACCTCTACGGGCGTGATTCGGAGCGGGTGGTGTATGGCGGCTACTGGCGCGAGGCGACGCGCCTGGTGCTGCGTTACATGGGGTAGATGATGAGTGAGAAATTGCGGGATGTTCGGCTGTACGGCAAGCTCGGCGCTCAATTCGGCCGGGTGCATCGCTTGGCGGTTGCGAATACCGCTGAGGCAATCCGCGCGCTCTGCGTGGTGTTGCCCGGCTTTGAGCAGGCCCTTGCCAGCAGCGAAGAGCGAGGGATTCGGTACGCCTGCTTCTTGGGCAAGCGGAATATTGGCGAGGAAGAGATGCGAATTCCCCCGGGGGATGACATCATCCGCATTGCCCCTGTCCTCGCGGGCGCCAAGCAAGGGGGGCTGTTCCAGACTTTGCTGGGGGCGGCGCTGATCGTCGCGGCCTTCTATATGCCAGCCTCAATCGCTCTTCCTCTTGGAGCGGAGAAAGCAATAGCTGCGCCAATGATGCTATCCATGGGCGTGTCGATGGCCCTGGGCGGGGTGGTGCAGATGCTCTCGCCCCAGCAGCGTGGTCTGAGCGCGAAAGATGGCCCGGACAATGGCGCTTCCTACAACTTCAACGGGCCGGTCAACACATCCGCACAAGGTAATTCCGTTCCCGTGCTGTACGGTCGCATGATCGTGGGCAGCGCAGTGATCTCCGCGGGAATCTATGCCGAGGACCAAGTATGACATTGCAGCAGCATCAAGCCACCAAGGCGCCTTCGGGCGCCTTTTTTGTTTCTGGCGGAACCCGTGGGGCGCAGCTGCCGATAGTCGGCCACGGGGGCGGCAAAAGCGGCGGCGGAGGGCGAAGCCCCAAGGAATCTCCGGACAGCCTTCATGGCACCGCGTACGCCCGGATCATCGATCTCATTTCGGAAGGCGAGGTGTACGGCCCAGCCCACGGAGCCGCCTGGGGGCTGCGTGATGTGTACCTGGACGGCACGCCTGTGGCCAATGCGGACGGCTCCCTGAACGTCCCGGATATCGAAATCGACTTTCGGACAGGCACCCAGACCCAGGACCCGCTGCCAGGGTTTCCGGCTTCGGAGAACACGGTTGCGGTGAACACTGAGCTCAAGGCCGGCGCGCCCTGGGTTCAGGCGTTCAACAACCTGCAGCTTTCTGCGGTGCGCGTGAATCTTGGCTTTAGCGGGCTCAGCCAGGCCAATGAGAGCAAGGGTATCGGAGGCTATCGAGTTGAATACCGGATTGAACTCAGCACCGACGGGGGCGCCTATCAGACGGTGTTGACCGCCGCGGCTGATGGGAAGACCACGCAGCACTATCCGCGGTCGCATCGCGTCGATCTTCCGACCGCCCGTCAGGGATGGTCAATTCGGGTCGTCCGCCTTACACCCAATGCCAATAGCAACACCATCGCGGATCGCACACTGATTGATTCATACGCGGAGGTGATCGATGCGAAGCTCCGCTACCCCATGTCGGCCGTGGTCGGGATCAAAGTCGATGCTTCGCGGTTTCAAAGCATCCCGACCCGAGCGTATGACTGGAAGGGGCGCATTATCCGCGTGCCGTCCAACTATGACCCCGAAACGCGGAACTACTTCGGCACCTGGGATGGCACATTCAAGCTGGCGTGGACGGACAACCCTGCATGGATCTTCTTTGATCTTGTCAGCAACGAGCGGTATGGCCTTGGCCAGCGCATTCCGGCAGGCTGGCTGGACAAGTGGGGGCTGTATCAGATCGGGCGCTATTGCGACGAGTTGGTGCCGGACGGCTTCGGCGGGCAAGAGCCCCGTTTTACCTGCAACTGCTACCTCCAGTCGGCGTCTGAAGCCTACCGCGTAATCCAGGACCTCGCGTCCGTATTCCGCGGAATGGCCTATTGGTCGAGCGGTTACGTGGTTGCGGTGGCGGATATGCCCGGGGATCCGGTCTACACGTTTACTGCCGCAAACGTGATCGGCCAGCGCTTCAATTATGTCGGCTCGGCGCTGAACACGCGTCACACGGTCGCGCTGGTCTCATGGAACGACCTTTCGGACATGGGCCGTCAGAAGGTCGAGTATGTGGAGGATCGGGAAGCGCTCGCGCGGTATGGCTTGAAAAAAGTCGAGGTGAGCGCATTCGGTTGCACGTCCCGAGGTCAGGCCAATCGCGTAGGCAAGTGGCTTTTGCTGACCTCGCGCATGGAGACTCGCTCCGTAACGTTCTCGGTGGGCCTGGATTCCTGCCGCGTTCGTCCGGGAAGCATTATCCGCGTGGCGGATCAGAACCTGGCTGGAAGGCGCATAGGCGGGCGTATCCGGGCTGCGACGGCCACCGTGATCACGGTAGACGCTGCGCTCGGCGTGCGCCCTGGGGACCGGCTTACCGTCAATCTGCCCAGCGGTGTATCGGAGACGCGGACTATCAGCACTGCCACCGGCCAGGGGCTGACGGCTGACATTACAACCTTCACGGTTGATTCCACTGAATTGACCGCGGATATGGTTGGCCTGCCGGGAACGGTGCTGGTCCTGACGGTGACTACGCCGTATTCGGAAGTGCCCGAACCTGAATGCGTGTGGGCTCTGGAATCGGAGGCACTGTCCACGCAGCGTTTCCGGGTGGTGCGGGTAAAGCGCGTCGGTGGCCTGCGGGCCGATATCTCGGCGATTCAGCATGAGCCGGGCAAATTCAACAATGTCGATTTCGGCACACGCTTGGATCCGCCGCCGATCTCCGTTATCCCTCCAGGCGTGCAGCCGCCTCCTACGGACGTAACCATCACTTCCTACCCGGTGATCAGCCAGGGCTACGCCAGCCACACGGCGGTGTTCTCCTGGACCCGGGCGCCGAGTGCGGTTGCTTACGAGGTGCAATGGCGGCGGGACAACTCGGAATGGGTAAACCTCCCGCGAACGGGGTCCACGAGCATTGAGGTACCGGGCATCTACGCGGGCGCGTTCATGTGTCGCGTGCGCGCCTTGAATGCGTTGGACGTGTCGTCAATTTGGGCATCGTCCGCGCTGACCCAATTGGACGGCATCCTTGCGCCGCCGCCAATGGTCACCAGCTTGATTCCCACGCCCTTGGTATTCGCAATCCGATTGAAGTGGGGGTTGCCCTCGGGGCCGTCTATTATCGAGCGCACGGAGATCTGGTACAGCACTGCGCCTTCGTTCGAGTCGGCCCAAAAACTGGGGGACTACGCATTTCCACAAGACAGCACGACCTTGATGGGGCTGGCTGCCGGCGCGCGGCTCTACTTCTGGGCGATTCTGCGCGACCGGAATGGCGTTGCTGGCGCCCGGTATCCCGCTGGCAATGGCGTGCTCGGCCAATCCAGCTCGGACGCCGGGGAGATCCTTGAGTACCTGACTGGGAAGATCACCAAGACGCAACTGGCGCAAGACATTCTTACGCCTATTGAGAGGATCCCGGTTCTTGAGACCCGGATTGCCGAAGAGGAGACGATACGGCAGACCCAAAACGAGGCGATGGCTCAGACCATCAGCACCGTGAGCGCGAAGGTGGACGAGAACACCTCGTTGATCCAGGAGGAGTCGCTCACGCGCGCGAACGAAACGGAGTCGCTTGGCCGCCGCGTCACGGACGTGCAGGCAACGGCCGGGGCCGCGTCACAAAAGGCAGATCAGGCGTTCGCTGGAGTTCAGGAGACGAGCCAGGCCATCGCCAAGACAAACGGTGACCTGGCTGCGATGTGGAGCGTGAAAACGCAGACCACTTCGGGAGGGCGCACCTACATTTCGGGCATCGGTGTCGGCGTGGAGAACACGGGCGGCATCGTCGAATCCCAGGTCTTGGTGATGGCGGATCGGTTCGCGGTTCTGCATCCGAATGGGACCAGTGTCACGTCTCCTTTCGTCATCCAGGGCGGGCAGGTCTTCATGAGCCAAGCGCTGATTGGCACTGCATGGATCAAGAGCGCAAATATCGAGTCGTTGGACGCTGACAAGGTGACGACCGGCGTTATGAGCGCCGACCGGATCGATGCCAATTCGCTTACTGCGAAGTTGGCGAGCATCGAAACTGCTTATATCAAGGCGGCGAACATCGGCACGGCTCAGGTGGACACTCTCCAGCTCAAGAATGGGGCGGTGTCGGCGGGGAACGCTACTCCCTTGAATCTGCAATTTGGAGAGGGTAGCGGTAGCAACTCAGCCTCAATTGTCTTCAATTTGCCGTCGGCCGGCTCTGCCTTGATTAGCTACGAGTTCTCGGCGAAGTCCGCGGCGGCTGAGATTGTGGTTGGCAACTATGTCCGTCTCTATCTGGATGGCGTGGAAATCAGCCGCACGCCTATTGCGGCCTACACCTCGGATGAACGGGACAACACTAAGTCAGGTAGCGCGATTCGTACCAACATTCCTGCCGGTACACGCACTATCAGCTTGGTATTTCCCCGGCCGCTCGGCAGCACCGTATCCGTCACAGGAAACCTTGCGCTGATTTCGTTTGTTCGGTGAGTCATCTGCAACGAGATACGGCCCGCTTCGGCGGGTCATTTTTTTGTCCACACAACGGGAGGCAGCAATGCGCACCCTTAAAAGGAGCATTTCAATGGAACCGAGTTCTACGGGGCTGGGAGGTTTGGCGGCCTTGAAAGTCGCAATGGCGTATGGCGTACCGGCGGCCATTGCCGCGATTCTCGGCTTGCTGATCATGCCGCCGCGTACCGCGCGCGAGTTCACCGTTCGCACGGTGTGTACGGTGGCATGCTCATTCATGTTCGGGCCTGCGCTGGCGGGCGCGGCGATCGCGTGGAAGCCGAGTTTGATGGAGGCCATGACCTGGCTCGCGCAGCATGGCGCGGGCAGCGATGACCTGCTGCTGGCGAAATTCTACGTGTTGGGGCCAAGCATGCTGCTCGCCGGTTTGCCGGCCTGGTGGGTTCTTGGGGCCTATATGCGTTGGATGGCAAGCATGCGCCAGAAGGGGCTGCTGGAATGGGTGGCCGAGGCGCGCGCAAAGCTATTTGGCGTGCGGCCTGGTGGGGAGGGCTGATCGTGGACCTGAAGACGATCATTCTGACGGCGGTCAATCCGGCGCTCGCGCTGCTGCCGGCTAAGATGGACACGCCTGCGGCGCGCGTCCAGTTGCTGGCAATCGGCCTGCAAGAAAGTCGGTTTATCGACCGCGGGCAATTGGTGGGCAGCCCGCCGCGGCCGATTGGCCCAGCTAAGAGCTTTTGGCAGGCAGAGCAGGGCGGGGGGATGGTGCACGGCGTGCGGCTGCACTCAGCAACTAGCGCCGCAGCGGCCCACCTCTACCAAGCCCGGGGTGTGCCCGCGCGCGATGCCGCGATCTGGAATGCCATCGAGTATGACGATGTGCTGGCGGCTGCCTTGGCGCGTCTGCTGCTGTGGAGCGACCCGGGCCGGCTGCCGCTCATGGGTGACGAAGAGGGGGCTTGGCGGTTGTACCTGCGCACGTGGCGGCCTGGAGCCTACGACCGCGGCACGCCCTCCCAGCGCGCGGAGCTTCGGTCCAAGTGGGCGCGGAACTACGCCCAAGCGGTTGCAGAGGTGACGGGTTGAGCGCCCTGGCGCGCGCCGCGCGCGCTTTAGCGGGCTGGAAAGGGTATGCGGCGATAGCGCTGGCCGGTGCGCTGCTGGCGGGCGGCGCTTCGTGGGCCGTCCAGGGCTGGCGCTACGGGGCGCAGATTTCAAGCATGCGCGCCGACGAGGCGAGCCGCGTGGCCGAAGCCCAGCGCCACGCGCGCGAGATCCTGCAGCGGCGATACGCCGCCGTGACCGAGATCAATGAAAGAAACGCGCGGTCCGAGTGGGCCGCATACGGAGGACTGCGCAGTGCGCAAATCGAAGATGACGGCCTTCGGGCTGATGTTGATGCTGGGCGCCAGCGGCTGCACGTCGCTGCCGCCTGCCCCGCCGCCGACGGTGGAGTGCCCAAATCCCGAGCCGGCGCCGGCATGGGTAATGGAGCCCGCCCCGAACTTGATCCAGCTGCTCGACCGGATTATTTCGCCCTCAGGGCTGGAATCCAGCAAGTGACGGCGCAGCTGGCGGCGTGTCAGGCGCGGTTGCGTTGAGTAGGTATCCTGGCGGGCGGGAAAGGCAAGGAAGAGAGGCGGCCGTCCTCCCTGTCTTCCTCACTTGATAGGCCGCTTGTGCGCAACAGCCACGGCCACCGTGCCATCGGGTAGCCGATATTTTCCGCCCTGAAGCCAAGTCACGGGTTGACCGGTCGGCAACGAGCAGATGTATTGCGGCTGGAGCGTCGTCGTCGTACTTCGTTTGATGACCAAGCGCCGCTCTATGCGGCATGTTGAACGATCTGGTAGCTTGACGATGACGTCTGATAACCGAGTGCCTGAGGCCATTTTGTCTCCCTCCTAGATCTGTTGCGCCTATGTCGGTGTGCATCTTGCCTACAGGCGCATGTTCCCGTGACGCTCTCATCTTTAGCATCGGCCCTTAGGTTGGGAGCATCCATCATGCGGAGTACGCCTCGCCGAGGGGGCCAAACAAAAGCGCCCCCTCATGGGGGGCGCATTGGGTGGGTCCGACTTACGTGCTGCGTTGCCCGAAGGACTTCATGATATGCGGCGGGGACCTTGTGCCTGTCCTTGCGCTCATCCAGCCGGCTTCCCAAGCATCGACCTTAGCTTTCCAGCTGCTGAGTGTTTCTCCGGTGTGACCTGGCATCTCTTCCGCTTTGAAATATGGGCAATCCCATAAGGTCAATCCGCGACGGGCGGCCAGCGCTCCCTGCTTTCGGATCTTTTCATGCATTTCAGCACCCTCCAAAAGTAGACGTTGGGGACGCAAGTATGAAATAAGTTTCGAGAAATTTGCAATAGTGTGTCGATACTAGGCGCGCTGGTGTGTCGCAGACGCCGCTTAACTCAGACGCGCTCCGCGCGGACGGCCAGCTAGAACCAGTGGTTGAACTTCCCCCCGCTTGGCCTTCTGCTTGTGGAAGAAGATGCGCACGCGGCCGGCGTGGGCGTTTAGTATTGCGATCACGCGCAGCCAATTTACTTTGAGTCCCAGGAACAAGTTCGGGCTACTCCGCCGCCGATTCGAAGGCAAGCTTTGGAGGAAAACAAGAAGTGGGCTCGTCTTTGCGAGACCTCGCGGCTGTAGCCTTTGGTTGGGGGTGATTTAGGCACGGCACATGCGGACCGCAATCGGCATGTACCGCGGCACGGGACCGCGACAGACGGGGACTGCGATGGAACGCGACGAGCTTTTGGTGCAGATGATTAGCAGGGCGGCGGACCTTAGAAATTTCGGGGACTGGGTGGATATCCTGGGGAAGTACGCCGACTGCCTTGCTCAGGTTGGTACAAAGTTGACGCCTGACGAAGTGGAGCAATTTCTGGAGGTCGGAGCGGTTTTTTACCGCACATTGGCACGCGCGGAGGATTATCGCCAAAACTTTCGGTCGGAAATGAAAGATTAGGAGAGTCTAGCGTCGCCTTCATCCCCTAAGCCCGCGAACCACTCCGTTCGCCGCGACCTTGCAAGCGTAGGTGAGGTGGTCTATCCAGCCTGTTTCATCGAGACGTCGGCGTGCATGCCGCGATCCAGATCGATTCCTGGCTCGGCGGTACGTTCGGGAAGGTCGACGAGCAGTTCACCAGCAACTTCACCGGCCTCCATGCGACGAGCGATGTCATCGAGCAGCAGAGTGCGGGAGGCGAACCCGTGGCCTGTGAGACCTCGTACGAACAGCCGATAGGTCAAATTAGGCTCGGTTCCTTTCATAACCCCGAATTCAAAGATCCTGCCCTGCTCATTTCGAAGAAATAGGTGTCCGGGGCGAGCATAAACTCTGTACACACGCCAAGGCGAAAGAATCGCCGCATGGCGGGGAGCCTGATGTGTCTGGTGGTCTTGACGCTTGCCCGCCGTCGCTGGGGCGACGACTTTCCAACAAGCTGTAATGACTCGTGAAAATGACCTGATGAAGAGCTTCATGATCGGATCGGCCTCGACGGTTGGGGGGCGCAATAGGGCCGCGACATAGCGAAGCAGTCGATCCAAATCGAAGTTCTAAGCTGGGGCCGGCGGGCCTCTGTCGTGGTTTTGGTCAGCGCGAAGTATCGTGGGTCGAGATCGAATCACGACAACGCTGGCTCTCGCAATCGTGCGATGAGTCAGCGCCTGCTCACAAGCTCTCAGCCATCCATCCGCAGCTAGGCAGCTGCGTTCTCCGTGGATCTAGGCCGAACGCGTGCGATACGCTACTGAGGGGTGCGCTGCTTTAGCGGATCATTTTGCGCTTGTTTACGCGCGGCTTCTTCTTTTTGCTCCTGACTTTGCTGCTCTTGCTGCTTGTTGGGCTGGTCGTCTTGACCAGGTTGAGTAGGGGGGCCAGCTGCGCTGAAGCGGGTGGGAAATGTCATGATGTGTACCTCTTTAGTTGTCGTGGCGAGTGCCACGTATTCACAGTACGCTCAAAGGTATGCAGGACCTACGACTGAATTGAAACAAGCGTAAGTCCTGTGGAGACATCTGCTCTACACTGACTTGATGGAACCGTTTAGGAGGTTGCCATGTCACAGTCAATGGGTATAAAAGCACTGGAGCGGTGGGACGATGAAGGGGGCTCGCAGCTTGCTTCCCTTGCCAACTCGTTCGCTATCGAGGAGTTCGAGGCGTCTGAGCGTCGGATTTTGGCCTTCCTTGGGGCGTCCGTTTTAAGCCTGTGGGACGACCTTTCAGTGGATGCGCGCCAGCGAATGCTAAATCGTGATATCGCTCAGGCAGCGTTCGACAAGTCGGTGCTAAAAGTAAAGATTGCGCGTCTGGCTGCGGGAGATTTTTTTTCCGGGGATAGCCATGAGCCGCGTTCATGATGACTCTGATATTGAGCGCTGGCTCAATGAGGGTGGGGTGCAATTTCCCACATTCGTTGAATTGCTGGATCGTGGCGTGCTTGACGAAGCGGAGCGGCGAGTCATCGCGTGCCTTGGAGCCGCAATCTTGAGCATATGGCATGAAGTGCCGACCGACATTCGAAGAATGGTACTACAGGGCGCTCTCAGCACTTCCACATATGACGCCTTGAATTGCCCCGGGTTTTGCGGAGGCTCCAACCTTTGAGAGAATGGAGCCCTTATGAGCAAGCAGAACAAGTTTTCCCCGGAAGTCCGTGACCGCGCCGTGCGTCTGGTACAAGAGCATCGTGGCGAGTATCCATCGCTGTGGGCGGCCGTCGAGTCCATAGCGCCGAAGATCGGCTGCGTGCCGGCCACGCTGTTGGAATGGGTCAAGCGCAGCGAGATCGACAGCGACATGCGTGATGGCATGAGCACCAGTGAACGAGAGCGCATGAAGGCTCTGGAACGCGAGGTCAAAGAACTGCGCCGGGCCAACGAGATCCTGAAGTCGGCCAGTGCTTTTTTCGCCCAGGCGGCGCTCGACCGCGAACTGAAGAAGTAAACGCCTATATCGACCGGCACCGGGACGTCTACGGGGTCGAGCCGATCTGCAAGGTGTTGCAGGTTGCCCCATCGGCGTATCGGCGTCATGCCGCCCGCCAACGATGCCCGGAACTGCGCAGTGCGCGCAGCCAGCGCGACGAGGGTTTGATGGCTGAGATTCGGCGTGTCTGGCAAGCCAACATGCAAGTCTACGGCGTACGCAAGGTATGGCACCAGTTGCAGCGCGAAGGCATTGCCGTGGCCCGCTGCACGGTTGAGCGCCTGATGCGTCACCTGGGTCTGCAGGGCGTGCGCCGAGGCAAGCGGGTGCGCACCACCATTGCCGACGGTTCGCAGGCATGCCCACTGGATCGCGTCACACTGGATCGCGTCAATCGCCACTTCCATGCCGACAGGCCCAATCAGTTATGGGTCTCGGACTTCACCTACGTGTCGACCTGGCAAGGCTGGCTATATGTGGCCTTCGTCATCGACGTGTTTGCCCGGCGCATCGTCGGCTGGCGCGTGAGCAACACCATGAGTACAGACTTCGTGCTCGATGCTCTGGAGCAGGCTCTGTATGACCGGCGTCCCGCCGAGTCCCTGATTCACCATTCTGATCGAGGATCGCAATACGTGTCCATCCGCTATACCGAACGCCTGGCCGAGGCAGGCATCGAGCCGTCCGTGGGCAGCCGTGGCGACAGTTACGACAATGCCCTGGCTGAAACCATTAACGGGCTGTACAAGGCCGAACTGATTCATCGCCGAGCGCCCTGGAAAACCAGGGCTGCCGTGGAATTGGCCACGTTGGAGTGGGTCGCCTGGTACAACCATCAGCGCCTGCTCGGGTCCATCGGGTATATCCCTCCTGCGCAGGCTGAAGAACGCTATCTCCGTACCAACTCTGACTCTGTGCCGATGAACGCTGTACTTTAACCAAACAGCCTCCTCGATTCCCGGGGCAATTCAATTCGTCATGTCTCATTGAACCGCCTCGGGTATCGCGGAGGCTAATTGGTTAAATTAAAACGGCTTCGTCGGCGGCTCTGCGAGTTAAGTGTAATCTGCCTCAGCCTCGGCGCGCGGAATAGAGCCGATCCACGAGTGCATGGCGTTTAGGGTTGAACTAGGCGCCCCTCCAAGGTGGCCTACGCGACGGACTCCGGGCTCTTCCAGGGCGCACGACGGTTGATTAGTTCGGCCTTGTACAGACCGTCGGTCGTCTCGGCCAAGGCGTTGTCGTAGTTGTCGCCACGGCTGCCGACAGGCGACTCGATGCTGGCCACGGCCTGCGGTTCGCTGTATCGGATGCTCACGTATTGCGATCCCCTATCGAACTGATGGGTCAGAGTCGTCAT